CGGCACCGATCTGCGGCAAAAGCTGGAGCGCTGGCACAGCATCCTGCCGCCCCAGCTGGCCGGGCGCGACGAGGCCACCATCCGCAGCGCCCTGCAAGAGCAGACCGAGCGCATCCTGGCAGACCTGTCCGACCACTTTGCCCGCGCGGCCAGCCCATGATTGCCAACGACCCGGGTCAAAGCGCCACCCCCAGCCCCTACGCCAACCCGCGCCGGCTCGGCTTTAAGGCGCTGGCCCGGGCGGTGGCGCCGCGCAAAGCCATCAGCGTCAGCGCCTGGGCTGACCAGCACCGCCGCATCAGCGCCAAGGGCAGCGCTGCCGCCGGCCAGTGGCTCACTGCCAACAACCCACCGCTGCGCGAGCCCATGGACTGCCTCAGCGCGCGCAGCACCGTGCGCGAATGCGTGCTCATGTTCCCCATCCAGTTCGGCAAAACCGAAGTCGCCATCAACGTCCTGGGCTACGTCATGGACCACGACCCTGGCCCGGTCATGGTCTGCCTGCCGGGCGAGGTGTCCATGAACAAATGGGTGGCGCAAAAACTCAACCCCATGGTGGACGAATCGCCGGTGGTCAAAAAAGCCCTCACCAGCGTGGCCTCTAGAGACAGCGCCAACACCCGCACCTTCAAAGACTTTGCCGGCGGCCAGCTCTACCTGGAGCACGCCGGCAGCCCCAGCCGCCTCAAAAGCACCACCGTGCGCACCATGATTGTTGACGAGGTGGACGAGTTCGCCAACAACCTGCACGGCGGCGACGACCCGCTGGAGATGCTCAAGGGCCGCACCAGCGCCTTCCCCGCCACCAGCAAAAGCCTCTACATCAGCACCCCGCAAATCAAGGGCTTGAGCCGCATCGAGCAGCTCTACCTGAAAAGCGACCAGCGCCGCTACCACGTGCCCTGCCCGCACTGCGGCCACCTGCAGCACCTGCAGTGGGCCGGCCTGCACTGGACGCCCGACGCCAGCCAGGCCTGGTACGTGTGCCAAGAGTGCGGCGCCAGCATTGATGAGCACCACAAGACCGCCATGATTGCCGCCGGCCAGTGGGTGGCCCACAACCCCGGCGCCAAAACCCGGGGCTACCACATCAACTGCCTCTACTACCAGTTTGGCCTGGGGCCGCGCTGGCTGGACCTGATCGAGACCTGGCGTGAGGTGCAAAACGAACCGGCCCGCCTCAAAACCTTTGTCAACGACCGCCTGGCCGAGCCCTGGGAAGACGCCGCCATGCGCGCCGTCAAACACAACGCCATTGCCGACCGGGCCGAGCCCTACCCGCTGCGCACCGCCCCGCCCGGCGTGCTGGCTATTACCGCTGGCATCGACACCCAAGACAACCGCCTGGCGGTGCAGATCGTCGGCTGGGGCCGGGGCCTGGCCTTTTGGGTGCTGGACTATGTCGAGCTGCCCGGCGACCCGGCCAATGACGAGGTCTGGACCGCGCTCACCGAGCTGCTCACCAGCCCGATCCAGCACGCCAGCGGCGCCCTCATGCGCATCGAGGCCATGGCCAATGACGCCGGCGGCCACCGCACTGAGGATGTCAAAAACTACGCCCGCAGCCGCCGCGTGCGCCGCCCCATGGCCATCTTTGGCGCCGTGCCCAACAACGCCCCCATCCTGTCCAAAGGCAAGCTGGTCGACGTCGACTGGCGCGGCCGCTCCGACAAACGCGGCGTCATGGTCTACCAGGTCGGCACCGTGGCCGCCAAGCACTGGCTCTACAGCCGCCTCAGCACCGACGCTGACAAAACCCCCGAGACCCGAGGCACCCACTTCAGCGACCAGTTGCCGCCCGAGTATTTTCCCGGCCTGGTGTCTGAGACCTACGACCCCGCCAAAAACCGCTTCATCAACCGCCGGGGCGCCCGCAACGAGGCGCTGGACACCTGGGTGTATGCCTACGCCGCTGCCCACCACCCCGAGCTGCGGCTGCACCGCTTCACCAAGGCCGACTGGGACAAGCTAGAGGCGCGGCTGCAGGCGCCTGCGCAGGCACCTGCCGGTTCACCTGCCGAAGCCCAGGCCACCCCCATCACCCCCAAACCCCACCCCAGCACCCACCCCATGACCCACCACCTCAACCGCCGCCCCGCCAGCGGCCGACCTTCATGGTAAAAGCCCCCGCCCCGCCGATCAGGCTTGCCCACCCGACAAGCCACACGCCCACCCCGCCCGACGCAGACCCCTACATTGCCGAGCCCAACGACATCATTGGCGACGTGCTGCGCATCGTCATCAGCATGGCGCCTGAGTTTTCGCACGCCCTGGCGCGCCAGGTCGACGCGCAGGCCCGCGCCGCCTGGGGTGGCGACAAACCCTACATTGCCACCCACAGCGCCGACAGCTACAGCAGCCGCAACCAGGCCATCATCCGCGACTATTTGGCCGGCGAGCGCATTGCCTACCTGGAGCGCAAATACGGCCTGAGCCGGGCGCGCGTTTGGCAAATCATCAAGGGTCTGTGAAAGCGCTGCGAAAAAACGTCTAGTTTTTTGGCTTAAAAACTAGACACGCACCAGGCCACCATGCGGGGGCATGTCCGCCACTACCCCCACCACCGAGCCCACCGGCCTGATTGCCGGCGACACCGCCAAATGGCTCAAAACCCTGGCCGACTACCCTGCCGACGAGAGCTGGGTGCTCAGCTACACCCTCATCAACTCAGTTGGCAAAATTAGCTTTAGCGCCAGCGCCAGCGGTGCCGACCACCTGGTCAACGTCCCCGCCGCCACCACCGCCGGCTGGGCCGCTGGCGCCTACAGCTGGCGCAGCCAGGTCAGCAAGGCCGGTGAGGTTTACACCCTGGCCAGCGGCAGCATCAGCGTGGCCGCCAGCTTTGGCGCCGCCACGCTTGATGCCCGCAGCTTTGCCCGCGTGGCCCTGGCCCAGGTCGAAGCCTACTTGGCAGACGCCAACAACCTGAGCGCTGCCAAGTACGAGATCGCCGGGCGCAGCCTAGAGCGCCACGGCATCGACCGCCTGCTGGCCCTGCGCGACCGGCTGCTGAGCGAGGTGGCGCGCGAAGACACCGCCCAGCGCGCCGCCCAAGGCCTGGCCAGCCGCAGCCGCGTCATGGTCCGCTTTGGCCCCTGACACAGACCGCTCACCCCGGCCCCACCCGCACCAATCCCACCCACCACCATGCCGCCCACGCTACTGCAACGCACCCGCCAGCGCCTGGCCCGCATCATTGGTGGCGGCGCCGCCCCGGTGTTTGTGCGCAAGTTTGCCGGCGCCCGCATCGACCGCCTGGCTGCCGACTGGCTGGCCACTGAGACCAGCCTGAACGAAGAGCTGCGCGCTGACCTGACCCGGCTGCGCGCCCGCGCCCGCGATTTGGCCAAAGACAACGACTACGCCGCCAAGTTTGTCGGCATGTGCAAAAACAACATCATCGGCCCCAGCGGCATCCGGCTGCAGGCAAGAGTGGAAGACGGCCCCGGCAAGCCCGACCGCCTGGCCAACGCCGCCATCGAGGCCGCCTGGGCCGACTGGGGCCGCGTCTGTGACATCACCGGCCGCCAGTCCCTGCGCGACCTGTGCGAAACCCTGGTCGGCGGCCTGCCCAGCGACGGCGAATTTGTGCTGCGCCTGGTGCGCGGGCCCGACGCCGGCAACCCCTACGGCCTGGCCCTGCAGCTGATTGATGTGGACCGCATCGACACCGACTACAACACCAGCCAGGCCCCGGCCAACAGCCCCGCCGGCCACAGCGTCGTCATGGGCGTCGAGCTCAACGCCTACCGCCGCCCGGTGGCCCTGCACCTGTTTGCCGGCCACCCGCATGATGGCGCGCACACCGGGCGCCAGCGCATCCGCGTGCCCATGGCTGAGCTGCTGCACGTGTTCAAAAGCGAGCGCGCCGACCAGGTCCGCGGCTACCCCTGGATGGCCGCCGGCATGCTGAGCCTGCACCACCTGGCCAACTTCAAGCTCAGCGCCCTGCTGGCCGCCGAACACGGGGCCAACCACTACGGCTTTTTCCAAACGCCCGACGGCGCCCCCCCCTTTGGCGCCGACGACGGCAGCGGCACCACCGTCACCACCACTCAACCAGGCACCTACGACACGCTCGGACCCGGCGTCAACTTTGTGCCGCATGAAAGCAAATACCCCAACGAGGTGTTTGGGCCCTTTGTCAAAACCACGCTGCAGCGCATCGCCAGCGGCTGGCGCGTCGCCTACCACAGCCTGGCCAACGACCTGGAAGGCGTCAGCTACAGCAGCATCCGCAGCGGCAGCCTGGAAGAGCGCGACCGCTGGAGCGCCGACCAAGAGTGGTTTATCGCCGCCGTCATGGAGCCCATCTACCAGGCCTGGCTGCAAACCGCGCTGCTCAGCGGCGCCATCCTCATGCCCAACGGCTCGGCCCTGCCGGCCGCCAAGGCCGCCAAGTTTGCCCGGCACGACTGGCAGCCGCGCCGCTGGGAATGGGTCGACCCCAAGGGGGATATGGAAGCCAAAATTTTGGCGGTCAAAGCCGGCCTGATGGCCCCGCAAGACCTGGCCGCCGCCATGGGCTACGACTTTGACGACACCCTCACCGCCATTGCCGCCGCGCAAAACGCCGCCGCCGCCCTGGGCGTGCAGCTCACCGCCTATGACCCCACGCCCGGCGCGCAGTCGGCTAACGCGGCGCCCGCCGCCGCCCCGGCCCGCGAGCTTGAGCTGCTGCGCCAACTGGCAGACCAGCGCAGCCAGCCCGCTACCCTGGTGCAGGTGGACGTGACCGGCGCCGCCATGGAGCGCGCCATATTGCAAGCCGCCGCGCCCATCGTGCGCCAGTTTGCCGACACCGCCAACAGCCTGCTGGAGCGCGACATGCCCATCATCATCAACGTGCCCGAGCAAGCCGCCCCGGTGGTCAACGTCGCCGCCCCAGTGGTCAACATCGCCCCGGCCAACATCACCGTCGAGGCCACCGTGCCCGAGGCCACGGTGGTCGTCAACGGCCCGCGCAGCAGCACGCAAACGGTCGAGCGCGCGGCTGACGGCGAGATTTTGCAAACCGTCACCACCCACAGCTACTAAAGCAGGCAAGCATGGCTGACAACACCCAACTCAACCCCGGCGCCGGCGGCGACATTGCCGCTGCTGACGACATCGCCGGCGTCAAATTCCAGCGCGTCAAGCTCACCCTGGGCGCCGATGGCGTCAACGACGGCGACCTCAGCGGCAGCAACCCCATGCCCGTGGCCGGCAGCCTGTCGGTCGACAACTTCCCGGCGCAAACTGGCCTGACTGATGCCCAGCTGCGCGCCAGCGCCGTGCCGGTCTCTGGCGACCTCACCGTCAGCAACTTCCCCGCCCAAACTGGCTTGACCAACGCCGAGCTGCGGGCCGAGGCGCTGCCGGTCAACGCCACCGGCGAACTGATCGAGGCCATCGAGGCCATGCGCATGGCGGTGCAATCCCTGACCCGCACCATGGGCCAAATGCAGCCCGACACTGCCGCCCGCATGCGGGTGGCGGTAGACAGCATCAGCGGCGGCCTGACGC